ATTATACCAAGACCATACCGCGATGGCGTAATACATGATTTCTAGCAATTTCATTATATTACACCTATGCGTAAAAATCAATAGTTTGGAGGTGAAAAAATGACAGAAAAGAAGCCTCTTTGTGAATTTGGCAAGCAAATCGAGATTGCGCTGATTCAAATGGACAAGCGTAATGATTGGTTGATTGAGCAGGTCAAAGAGGACACGGGTAGATATTTCGACCGTTCATATCTGCACAAGGTAAAGACGGGAGAAATCGAGACCCCCGGGATTTTGCAGAGCATCAGCAAAATACTGAACATCAGCACCCATACAACTTAAAAAGGAGGAAGCAAATGCCTGATTTTGAAACATTTCTGCTTGCGCTTGCATCGATTGCGCTCATTGTTGTTGCTTTTGGCTTTTCGTGGGCCGTCATTTCCGGCCTTTGGTGGCTTATCTGCATGCTCATCGGTTGGCAGTTCTCTTTCGGCGTATCAACGGCGATCTGGATTGTGGCGATGCTTCTGAAATGGGTGACAAGCCATGATTAAGCCCGAACCGTGGACTGGCCGTCTGATTGGCCGGATGCACAACAACCAGATTACAGTAGACGACGTAGCAAAGCATCTTGGATTTTCGAGAAGCTACTGTTCACTGATTTTGAAC